GTACAACGGCAAGGTCTACACCGACTACGAGGTCTCCGGCTTCAAGGCCCCCTTCTGAACCCTGCCAGCCATGCACCCCGTCGCAGCCCTGGTCTTCGGCCTCCTCACGGGGGCCGCGATCACCGCCGTCGTCTTCGCCATCCTCGAGGAACGCCGATGAAATCCCCGACCGTCATCCTCGTCTGCGGCTACGCCCGCGCGGGCAAGGACACCTTCGCCGACGCCGTCCTCGATTTCATCCCCGGCGCCCGCAAGGTCGCCTTCGCGGATGTCCTCAAGGACGCCTCCAACCTGTTCCTGGAGCGGCTCAACCTCCACGGCAAGGCCGACCTACGAACGGACGCCGACAAGACCCGCTTCCGCGACTTCCTCGTCGCCGGCGGGAAGATGGCCCGAGCCATCGAGCCGAGCGTATTCGCCGACATCGCCGCCCAGACCGCCTTCCAGAACCTCCTCGCCGGCCGCGTCGTCGTCATGCCCGACTGGCGCTACCGAAACGAGCTCGAGGCCGTCAACACGAAGTGCGCCCCCTACCGCGTCATCACGGTCAAGTTGCACCGCTTCGACAGCGGCCCCGCGAACGACGAGGAGTACCTCCATCTCCGCGAGATCGAGTCCATCTGCCGCCTCGACCATGAGGCCGCGTTCAAGTCCGGCGAGACGGGTCTCATCCGCGACCTGGCCCTCACCGTCGTCTCGGACATCCAGGACTCCTACGGCGCCTGATGTCATGGCCCGCATCACGAACGAGGAGGCCGAGGATAGGCTCGCCAAGTGCCTCACCTTCCTCTCGCAGGGGATGAACCTGACGCAGATCGCCGAGAGGACGGCCATCAAGCGAACCACCCTCCACCGCTTCCTCTATCGCCACGGCGCCATCAAGGCCGGCCGCGACAAGGCCCGCAGGGTCAGCGCCAACCTCGACAACTGGGGCAAGGAGCGTCTCGACCCCTCGCACCTCACCGAGGAGCAACTGGCGCAGGCCCGCCGCTTCGGCGTCAGCCCCGGCCGCTATGCCTGGCTCCTCACCTGCCCTAGGGGCGGCAACGCCTTCCCGCGATGAGCCTCCACCCCTGCGCGATCTGCAAGGGCGCCTGTTGCGAGTCGCTGGTATTCCCCGCTCCCGCCTTCACCCGCGAGGGCGACTTCTTCTCCGTCCGCGGAGAGCGCGTCGACTCCGGCCGCGTCGAGGTCGAGTCCCGCTGCCCGAAGCTCACGGCCTGCGGCTCCTGCTCCATCCACGACCACCGCCCTTCGCTTTGCAGGAAGTTCGCCGTGGGCGGACGCCATTGCGTCGAGACCGTCAACCGCCGCCGCACCGGCCAGCAACGCATCGACATCCTCAACGCCCTCAAGGCCCTTTCCTAATGAAAACCGAGACCCGCGTCGTCGTCATGGGGGACAACCACGGCAACCACGCCGACCCCGACACCCTCAAGGCCGTCCTCGCCTTCTGCAAGGACTTCAAGCCCCACCACCGCGTCCACCTCGGCGACAACTGGGACTTCGCCGCCCTGCGCAAGGGAGTCGGCAGGGAAGACCGCGAGTCGTCCTGGGCGGCGCTCAAGGATGATGTCGAGGCCGGCTGCCAATGGTTGTCCGCCTACCGCCCGACTCACTTCCTCATGGGCAACCACGAGCACCGCGTCCGCGACCTCATCCACGGCACGGACTCCATCACACGCCTAGAGTCCCTCCAGGACATCGACGGCAAGATGCGCAAGGCCATCCGCCAGTCCGGCTGCAAGGTCGTCCGCGAGTACACCGTGAACGAGAACTTCGTCGACCTCGGCCCCGTGACCTTCACGCACGGCTTCTATCACGGAAACGACGCCATCATCAAGACCGCGCACCGCTTCAACTCGGGCCCGGGCCGAGCGACCGTAATGGGGCACCTGCACCGCGCCGAGCAGCACAACCTCGAGCGCCGAGGGGGCGGGGCCGTCTGGATCTGCGGATGCGCCTGCGACCTGTCCCTCCAATACGCCGAGCGCCGACCCTCGACCCTCCGCTGGCAAAATTCCTTCATGGCGTTCCGCATCCAGGGCGAGGACTACATCGGCCGCCAGGCTCACCGCTTCGCCGGCAAGTGGGTCATGCCCTTCAGCTCATGAACCCCAAGACCAGCACAGCCGCCCGCGACCTAGCCGAGTCCGTCGCCCGCTTCCTCGTCACCTTCGAGGCCGACAGGGTGCCTCCCGGCTGGTACAGCCTCCAGTCCTTCTCCAAGGCCACCGGCTGCCACATCCGCACCGCCGAGCGAGTCGTCAAGAAGTTCGAGCGCGTGAAGCACGCCGAGAGAAAGTACTTCAAGGTGCCGATGGCGAACCACCTCCGATCCATTCCCCATTACCGCTTCACGCCGCAGGCCTCCAAAGCCCTTGGCTTGACGAAGCCCAAACGCTAGCCCACAAGCCTCACCATGGATTACAAGACCGACAGGCTTCATGAACAGGTAGCGATGATGGAGTCTTACGAGCACGCGCTCACCATGTCCTTTCGCTCCACAGGCTACGACAAGCTGAACGAGAAGGTCGTGCAGCGGGCCATCGCCTATCAGCTCAAGGGGATGAAGATAGACCACGAGGTCGAGAGCCGACTAAACAACAAGAGCACCAGGCGCGTCGACATCGCCGGCAAGGATTGGCTCTGCGAGGTAAAACTGGGAGACGACAACATTCCCGCCGGCATCGGCCAGATACTTCATTACTCCAAGATGTCCGGCAAACTGGGCCTCGTCCTAGCCGTGCATGACGACCGGGCCCGCATCGACTTCGACCTGATTACCACCGCCGACGAGCACGGCATCGTCCTCTGTAGGGCATGGATGGCCGCAGCCTGCATCGCCGAGCAACTGAACTTGCCAGAGCCCCTTTACTAGCCCACAAGCCTCCCCATGGAACAGCCTGCCACCCCTTCCCTCGACATCCGGCTCGAGGCCGAGCGCATCGTCATCGGAAACGCCTTCCACGACCCCGAGTGGCTGGCGACAGCCATCAAGGACGCCGCCCCCGACCTCTTCGTCGAGCCCCGCCACCGCATCGTCTGGCGCGCGATCCGCGAGACCACAACCCCCGGCAACCCCGCCGACGAGGTCGCCATCATGGCCCACCTCCAGCAGGAGGGCACCCTCGAGCAGGTCGGCGGCTACGCCTCCATCGCCGAGTTCCCCGCCCGCCTCACAGGCCCGGCACCCTTCGCCGCCCGCCACCTTGAGTCGTTCAAGGAGGACGCAAAGAAAGCCAAGGTCGTCGACGCGATGCGGCGCCTCGCCGGCATGGCCCACGTCCTCAACTCCGCCGAGGTCGCCGACGAGGCCAAGCGCATAGCCGCCCTAGCCGAGCCCGACCGCAAGCCCGGCGACAACGGCCCCGCCCGCTTCGACTTCGCCGACCTCGTCGCCTTCGACCGCGAGTCCGACCCGACCACCGTCCTCGGCAACCGCTGGCTATGCCGCGGCGGCTCCTGCCTCCTCGTCGCCCAGACAGGCGCAGGCAAGTCAGCCCTGACAACTCAAGCCGCGATGACGTGGGCCCTAGGCCGCGACTTCTTCGGCATCCGCCCCAAGCGCGGCGCACTCCGCTCCCTCGTCATCCAGTCAGAGAACGACCTCGGGGACGTCGCCGAGTCCGTCCAGGGCACCCTCGCCGGCATGGGCATCGCCACCTCCTCGCAGCTCGCCTCCGAGATCGGCCAGCGCGTCGCCTTCTACCGCGAGGCCGTCCGCACAGGCGAGGACTTCGGCAAACTCCTCCGCGAGCTCGTCATCGCCCACCAAGCAGACCTCGTCTTCATCGACCCCCTCCTCGGCTTCGCGGGCATCGACATCGCCGACCAGGAGGCCGCGTCCCACTTCCTCCGGCACATCCTCCAGCCCGTCCTGACCGAGACCGGCGTCGTCCTGTTCTCAATCCACCATACCACCAAGCCGAAACCCAAGGCCGAGCAGGCGGGCAACACCGCCAACGACCTCTCCTACCTCGGCGCCGGCTCCGCGGAACTCGCCAACTGGCATCGCGCCGTCATGGTCTTGCAACGCGATCAGACCGCCGAGGGCCAGCCCGAGCAGCCCCACTTCACCCTCCGCCTCGCCAAGCGCGGGGGCCGCGCCGGACTCAAGGACGGCAACGGCGACTTCACCTCGACCATCCCCCTGCGCCATGCCCGAGAGCCGGGGGTCATCCGCTGGGAACGCCGAACCGACACCCCGTCGGCTAGCCAGACCCCCTTTTAATCGCTCGCAAACGCCCCTAGGAGCCGTTTTGACGCCCTACCCTATGTCCTACCCTACCTCGGACATCAAAAGGGCTCAAATCGCCTCCTAGCACATTCAAAGCCTTTGACCACCCTGCCAGCCATGACCCCCCGAAACGCCATAACAAACGCCATAACAAACGGCCATAACAAACGAAGAAGTATACCCCTCCCCTACGGGGAGAGGGTAAATACTTACGGCCGTCGCCTCTGCCCCTTCGGGCAGGCTAGGCCTTGGAAAGGCAAAGCGCCATGAAACCCCGGAAGGGAAAGACAAGGCTCGGGAAGGGAAGGAAGTCCTGGGCGAGGATCCGGGCCGCCGCGAGGCTGGCCGAGTTCTGGGGAAGGCGCTGGGCCGAGCGCAAGGAGCGTTGGCTAGCAAACCCCGAGAGCAAGGACAAGGAGATGGCCGCAATCTTCCGCAAGCAGAAGGACAAGGCCAAGGCCGGGAAGGACAAGCGGCGCTCGATGTGCCACAACCTCCCCGACCTCATTCCCTCAAGGGACATCAATGAGCAGCTTCGCCTCGCACTGGAGCGCGACGGCAAACCCTACCAGCCCTCCGACGTCCACCGCCTCAAGGTCTATCTCTGCCGCGACCGTCTCATTACCTTTGACGCGGCGACCTTGACGTGGGCTGTTGCCAAGCGATGACGCCCGTGTATCCTGTTTTTCCATGTCAGCAAAGTTCTTCGATGACGAGGCCAACGGCTCGCAGGCTCACCGCCGCGAACACGCCGAGGCCGCCATCATCGAGGCGTCGCAGACCCTAGACAAACTCGGGCTCCAGTACGTCATCTACGTCCGCACATCGCCGACGACATTCGCCCGCAAGATCAGGTTCGGCACCGGCAAGGCGATGGTGCACGGCCTATGGTTCGTCGTCACCGATCTCGTCGACATGATGCGCGAGATTGCCTATTTCACGGGAGACGCCGTCGACCAAAACGGAGGGCTAGAGGACTGATGAGTTTCGGAGGCAAAGCACGACGCGAGGAAGCCCGCCGATCCCAGAAGCGGGACAACCTCTCTACCCTTCGAAAGCAGAAGGTGAGCCATGTCGAAAGCGCCACTTGGGAGGAGAAGGCGCAGAAGGACTTTGACGCATGGTTCTTCTCCCAGTCCAAGAAGTCGCAGGCCGACCTACGCCAGCAGGGCGTCATCCCTTACCGCGAGATGCCCGACCCTCGACGCAAGCTCGCGCCCTTGTTCGAGAAGTCGTCCAAGTTCGTCACGCACGACACGGCCCAGCACGAGGAGCAGGCCCAGTTCATCTCGCGTGACAGGGTGCTTGACCTGGTGCGAGCCATACTCAAGTCCATGTCCACCTCGGCGTCTCCCGAGGTTCGGCTTCACTTCGAGCTCGTGAAGATGGCGCTCCGAATGGATGACGCGATGCGGGGCGAAGACCTAGGCAGGCTCTACAATCTCGGGCGCGCCGGCATCAACTACCGAGTCCAGCAGATGCGCGAGAGCATCGGCAAGTCCTTGGCGTCGTTGGTTTCCGGAAACGGGCCAGATACCCCGGCTAAGGAGTCTCCTGCCGGGGGGGGTGCCAAACGCGTGGTTCCCCAC